AACATGCGACCGGCAGGGGGGAGGGGGGGTACATGGACAGGGGAAATCGACACCCCCCGCCAGTAGAGTATACCTCGTAAAGCAAGACCCCAAAAAACAACGTGTCCAGTTTTGCCATAGTTAAGTTTCAAAAAATTTTGCCGCCCAGATGCCCCATTGTTAAGCCTATGTAGGAGATTGACTAGGGGTGTTCACTTTGCTACCGTTTCATTATGAGCACACTTCCGTCATTCAACACCAAGTGGTCTGATCGTCTAGCGTTTGACATTGCCCTTCGACTTGAAGGCAGTGGCGAAGACCTGAACGAGATCGTGGCGCGCCACAAAATCCACACGATGGACCTCCTGAACTTTAACCACGACCCGATCTTCCTGAAGAAGGTGGAGGGTTTCCGGGACGAGATCAGAGACAAGGGCATCACCTTCAAGATGAAGGCCAGAGCCCAAGCCGAAGAACTCCTTACGACGTCGTGGACACTTATCCACAGCCCGGATGTTAGCGCAGCGGTCAAAGCTGACCTCATCAAGTCCACGGTCAAGTGGGCAGGACTGGAACCCAAGGGTGAAGTTCAGAGCGATGGCGGTAACGGTGGCGTGCGCATCATGATTAACCTCGGTGGCGAACAACTCGGGAGCGCACAGCTCATAGACGCGACGCCGGTCGATGCCGAATAGTTACCTGAAGATACCCAAGACGCTTGAGGACAACTTCTTTGTGTCCTTGCGTGGGGATTTGAAGGCTGAGTTCTTTAGCTCGATGGCCTGTGCCCTCGTCGAGCGCGAGTTGGCTGAGGCTGGGGTTACGTATAAGACGACGATCCTCAAGTCCAAGAAGCGCGGATTGGTCTACGTCATAACGCTGTACACCCAAGGAGAGTAAGTGTCCCTCGATATCAGCTATACGCCGCCGCCTACCGGCGCGAAGTTCATGGCGTCTGACAAGCGGATGCGTACCCTCATGGGTCCAGTCGGCTCGGGGAAGTCCGTCACTTGTTCGTTCGAGGTTGTACGACGAGCATCCATGCAGGCTCCCAACCAGCAGGGGATACGCAAGACGCGAGCAGCTGTGGTCCGTGAGACAGCGCGTCAGTTGCAGGACACGACGATCAAGACGTTTCTGGACTGGTTCCCGCCGGGTGTGTGCGGGGACTACATGCGCACCACCAAGACGTACTTCTTCCGAGTGGGTGACGTCGAGTGTGAGATTATGTTCCGTGCGCTGGACGACGCGGACGACGTAGCCAACCTGAACTCACTGGAACTGACGTTCGCATGGTTCAACGAGTGCAGGGATATCCACCCTGACATCGTGGACGCCATGTCTAAACGTGTCGGTCGTTTCCCGTCTTCCAAGGACGGTGGCCCCACTTGGTTTGGGATGTGGGGGGATACGAACCCGCCGACGATGGATACTTGGTGGTACTACCAGCTAGAGAAGGTGGACCCCAAGGACGGCGTGAGCGTCAACGACAACGGCTGGGATGTGTTCAAGCAGCCGTCTGGGCGCAGCGTCTATGCTGAGAACGTCGAGAACCTGCCGGATGGGTACTATGACACACAAGGTCGTTCCGAGGAATATATCAGGGTATACATCGACGGAGAGTATGGACTCAGTTCCGCCGGTATGCCCGTCTATAAATACTTCAAGACTGACTACCATATGGCTAAGTCTGTCCTCAGACCCATCTCCAACGGCATACGACCCATCGTTATCGGAATGGACTTGGGGCTCACCCCAGCAGCCGTCATTGGTCAACATGATGCGCGGGGGCGTGCACTCATCTTAGGAGAGTGCGTCAGCTTCGACATGGGCATCCAGCGGTTCGTGCGCACTATGCTTAAGCCATTGCTGTACGAGAAGTTCAACGGCATCCCGGTTGTGATCGTGACCGATCCGGCAGGTACGCAGCGAGCCCAGACGGATGAGCGCAGCGCGGTCGATATCATCAAGGCTGAAGGGTTCAAGGTGTTCCCGGCCAAGACGAACTCGGTGTCGGCGCGCATCAACGCGGTGGATGACTACCTCATGAGGCAGGTCGATGGCGACCCGGCGTTTCTGCTCGATCCCGGCTGCACGCAACTGAAAGCCGCCATGATGGGCGGGTATCGGTACAAGCCCAAGGGTGACGGAGACATCGACAAGAACAAGGCGTCTCACGTGGCTGAGGCGTTGCAGTACCTGATGTTGCACATTGCGAACGCTGGTGAGGGCACCGTGCAGGCGAAGCGGAGAGAAATTAAATCTGTCTCTTCGTTCGGCTGGACATGACGATAATCGCATGGTACATAGTGGACAGGCGTGCTCCCTCCCATCTGCGTGCCTCCCTCGACTCCCCCGGTGGATCAACCCCACCGGGGTTTTTCGGCTGCTTGCGCTGATAAATTTTATGGTGTATGGTCTGGCAGAGGAGAACTCCGATGGCCGGTAAGTCTTACACGACGTACTCAGATAACCCCAAGTTGGACACGTCTGGCGTTAGCGCCTCTGTTCCGCGTACGGGGTACGACATGCGCCCGCTTCCGCCCGAAAAGATTACCGGCGGTAAGATTTATATCCAGTCCCTTAAGGATTGTGGCGACGCATCTATTACCGGGGCGAACCTGAAGAAGGCCGCTTCTATGGTCAGCAAAGGCTATAGCATCGACCACGCTGCGGACATTGTGGCCAAAGAAAACATCCTTGAGGATGACTGAATATGGCAGGGCTCAGCATCCTTCGCGTCGTTAGCAATAGCGAATTGGACCGACAAGAGAAGGAACAACTGGAGCGCGAGCTTCAGGAGCGGCAGAATACTCCGCTGATCTTAGGGCTTGCTGCGTATTTGCGCGAGTGCTGGGACGCTGCCCGTATCGCCAAGAAGCCTATTGAGAACATCATGCTGCGCGCCATGAGGCAGCGCAATGGTGAGTACGAGGCTGACAAGCTTCAGGCTATCCGCTCTCAGGGCGGGTCTGAAGTCTTCATGATGATTACGGAAGTGAAGTGCCGCGCTGCCGAAAGCTGGCTCCGCGATATCCTTCTGGATACTGGCACTCCCCCGTGGGATATACAGTCTACGCCTATCCCTGATCTTGCCCCGTTGCAGCTTAACGAGATCAAGAACATCTTCGAGACTATGGTCATGAAGGTGCTTGAGACCGAAGGCCGGGCAATGAGTCCGGGCGAGATGGCCGAGATGCGCGAGATGATCGGGCAGGACTATCGGTTCCGTATCCTGCAAGAAGCCCATAATCGCGCCAGTAAGATGAAGGATCGTATCTCGGATCAGTTCGCCCAAGGCGGCTGGCCGGAAGCGTTCAATGACTTCATCACTGACCTCGTAACCTTTCCTGCTGCGGTGCTCAAAGGCCCGGTCGTTCGTCGGCAGCGTACCCTTGGTTGGGAGCGTGACGAGACTGGCCGCACTGTTGCAAAGCCTGTTGAGCGGATTGCCCCTGAGTTTGAGCGTGTTGATCCGTTCCATATCTACCCGGAACCGGGCGTCACGAACATTGCCGATGGGTATCTGTTCGAGCATCACCCGCTTACCCGTACGATGCTGTCCGATCTGATCGGAATACCGGGCTACGACGACCAAGCTATTCGCAAAGTCCTCGAAATCGGTAATGGTTTGTCGTGGGTGAACGAAGATATCCGGCTGTCGAAGGAGCAGGAAGAGCGCAAGTACCACACGGAGATGCGCCCGACTGAAATCTTTGACGCTCTGGAGTTCTGGGGCAAGGTTTCCGGTAAGATGCTCATCGAATGGGGGCTTACTGCGGACGATATCCCCGATGATGCGCGTGAATACGACGCCAATGTGTGGGTAGTGGGCAACTTTGTCATCAAAGCGGTCCTGAACTACGACCCGTTGGGCGAAAAACCCTACTCCAAGACCTCGTTTATCAAGTGTCCGGGTGCTTTTTGGGGTAAAGGTATCCCCGAAATCATCGAAGACCTCCAGAATATCTGCAATGCGGCGGCTCGCGCCCTCGTAAACAACATGGGTATCTCATCTGGACCCCAAGTTGAGGTGAATTTGGAGCGTATCCCTGCGAATGAGGACATTACGCAGATACATCCTTGGAAAATCTGGCAGGTCATGAACGATCCTGCTGGTTCTAACGCCCCAGCGGTGCGATTTACCCAGCCGCAGGACAATGCTGCGACGATGATGGGCGTTTATGAGAAGTTTGCCCGCTTGGCCGACGATCACTCGGGTATTCCGGCCTATTTGTACGGCGATCTGAATGTTCAGGGCGCTGGCCGCACGTCTTCCGGGCTTTCCATGCTTATGGGGTCCGCTGGTAAGGGTATTCGGCAGGTCGTCATGCACATCGACTCCGATGTCATCAAGCCGATAGTCGAGCGCCAGTACGTTTACAACATGCGCTATGATCCTGATGAAGCGATCAAGGGCGATGTGGACATTATGCCGCGTGGCGCGATCAATCTGGCCGTTAAGGAGCAGATGAACGTCCGCCGGATCGAGTTTCTGCAAGCTACGGCTAATCCGATTGACCTTGAGATCATGGGCACAGGTGGCCGTGCGGCTATCCTGCATGAAGTTGCTAAGGGTCTTCAGATGCCTGCCGACGAGATCGTCCCCTCACGTGAGAAGGGGGCGGTTAAGACGCGGGCTAAGGCCAGCCTAGAGGCTAGCCAGCCTAAGCAGATAGAAGGTCAAGCAGTGCAGCCTGACGGCTCGCCCAAGGGCGGCATGGAAGGCAACACTGTCATGAACAGAGCCACAGGGAAGTAGGGATGATACGACCTTCCCCTCAAGTTGTGAGAGCGCTTGCGGTCATGACACGCCAGTACCCGGAGGTATTGGAGTTTGTCGCTGACTGGAGGATGCACGAACTTGAGACCCTACCTATGGCCCTACAGAACTCGGCAGTAGCGCAGGGGCGCTGCCAAGTACTCAATGAGCTTCATAAGCTCATCAAAGAGTCCCCTGACTTTGCGGCCAAGCCCAATGGTGGGACGCCGCGCAACTCTACGCACACCGATAGGAGCGTATAATGGCAATGCCAGAGCAAATCCGTAAGCAATCTGAGGCCGTACGGGAACTTTACAAGGAACTGAACACTGATGACGGAAGCGTCGCTGACGCCAAGCCGGAGGCAGCTGTACAGGACACTGCTGTAGAGGATACCACGACCGCCGACAGTGCTGATGGGGGCGCAACGTCCAATAACGCTAGTGAGCATAGCGGGAAGGACGCATCGGAAGACTATGCCCAGAAGTATAGAACGCTTCAGGGTATGTATAATGCGGACATCGCACGGTTGCAGGGTGCCAAGAAGGACTCTGAGACCCGGCTGACGCAGTTGGAAGAACTTCTCTCGTCACTTCAGGCACAGTCTCAGGCTGCACCTGTCGCACAGCATAAGACCGCTCCAGAGTATGTCTCTGAGAACGATAAAGCTGAGTACGGCGACTCTATTGATGTGATGCGGAAAGTCTCTCGTGAAGAATTGTATCCGGTGTTCGATAAGATATCGGCGCTTGAAACGACTATTCAGAACCTGACTGCGAACTTGAACACCTCTGTACTCCCGCAGATGCAGCGCGTTGCCCAACAGCAGGCGTCTACAGCTGAGGAGCGTTTCTGGAACACGTTGTCTACCCAAGTACCTAACTGGCAGCAGATCAACAACGACCAAGGGTTTCAAACTTGGTTGCTGGAAGTCGATCCGCTTACGGGTGTACCGAGGCAGACCTACTTGGAACAGGCGCAGCAGTCTCTGGATGTGTCTCGGGTTACGGCCTTTTTCCGTACTTATACTTCGATCACTGGCACGCATACTGCCGATACCAATGCTCAGTCCAATCGGTCTGCCTCAGAGTTGGAACGTCAGGTTTCCCCCGGTCGCTCAAGGAGCGCTGGTACGCCTACGGGACAAGTCTCCAAGACATACTCACCCGACGACATCAAGAAGTTCTTCGCTGATGTTCGGCAGGGTAAGTACAAAGGGAGAGAAGCTGAGCGCGACCGTCTCGAACGCGACATCTTTGCTGCACAGCAGGATGGGCGTATTGTCGTCAACAGCTAAGTAAGGAAGTATACACATGGCATATCCTGTAGCCGCTGGTCGCCCTAACTACTCGGGCAACTTTATCCCTGAAATCTGGTCGGGCAAACTGATCGAGAATTTCTATGACGCGACGGTCCTCTCGGCCATCGCCAACACCGACTATGAGGGCGAAATCCGCCGCATGGGCGACACGGTGAACATCCGCACGACCCCGGAAATCACCATCAAGACCTACGTGAAGGGCCAGACCCTCTCGGTGGAGAACCCCGACAAGCCGAAAATTCAGCTGGTCATCGACAAGGGCGAGTACTTCGCTTGCATCGAGGATGATGTTGATAAAGTGCAGGC